GTAAGAAGTAAAAAAAAAACAGAATTTAAAAATAAAAATGCGATTGGAATGATTAGCGATAAATATGTTGTTTTGGACTTTGATACGAAAGACCATTTACCACAGGCTGATTTCATATTAGACATGATTCCAAAAGATACTGCTTATGAAAAAACACCCAACGGATATCATTATTATTTTGAAAATGATACTGGAAAAATAGTAAAAACCAGAATTCAAGTAATTATTAATGATATAAAATATGCCCTCGATGTGTTAGGAAATGATAGCTTAGTCTTTATGTCTCCTACGTGTATAAATGGTAAAGACTATTACTGGATTAATAGTATTTTTACTCATAAGCCTGCAAAACTATCGGAAAATATGTGGATTTTTGATATCATAAAAGATACAAAACCATTTTATAGAATGTTTGATAGTGTGGATATAAAGTTAAACATATCAGATGCGCTTATTATAGCCGACAATATTTATATTGAATCACAGATACGTTTTATATTGGGGAATAAAAAACAACATTCTAAAAAAATGAAATACTTGAATGGATATATATACGTATTTGATAATAACTATTATTTTCTAACAAATTCATCATTTAAGAAAATAAAAAATAAAACATATCTGTTAAATAAAATGCGCGAGTTGGTTGTGCAAATCAATCCATCTTGTATAGTTGACTTGTCCGTGATGGATAGTAACTATTATAAACCAAATAGCATTCTTCAAATATCATCTGCAATAGTTGATAATAGTTATAAAAATTATAAAAATATAAATCAAATAAATAACTATGTTGAAATTGATAAAAGTCTTACAAATAAAACTAAGTATATGATTCAGGATACGATTACGATTATAAATCAAGATACAAAATCAACAATATCAGATGATGAAAATATCAAATCTAGAATATTAACTGGTAGCGAAAGTATATATATTTCTCTGCTTCTTTCGACGGAATTTAATATACCAAATACAACACTTGGTATAATAGAAGAAAAAGAGACTGACGATCTTAGAAGCACATCAATTGCAACATCTGATAAAATTTTTAATTCTTTTGTGACTTTATTTTAGAGGAATGCGTGCGCGTGCGCGTGTGCGTGTATCACCACTTATTTTTCTTCACTTGAATTTTTGGTCCTTGGCCTTTGCGTTTAATACTTGATGGGTCATATTGTTCCTCTTCCTCGTCAGAATGAATATCTTTCGACATTTCCCAGAACTCTTTTGCACCCAATTTAAATGGTCCGTGTGTTTGCGCCTTATACCAAAAGATTTGGTCATGTAGTTTATTTGACTTAGCGTTGTTGTTTATTACAAGGCATTCGAAGTTTTCGGTGCACTGGTCCATTACTTGACAAAAACTTTCAAATGTTGGAAACATACCTGCGTAGTTTTCATATATTCTTTTGCGATTCCCGATATAGGGTTCACGTAGAATAAAAACATAGTCAATATTGGTTCTTAAATTAGGCGGAATACCTAGGGGATACTGCATCGTAATTACAAGCATAATTTTCCAGTGACGTCCATTCATAAAGAGAAGGCGCATCATAACATCCTTTGTCCATTTATTATCAAAGAGACAATCATCTAAAACGACGAATGTTCGCGGGTCAATCGTGCTTCTCTTATATGTTTCAATCTCTTTTTTCATTTGTTTTAAAACTGCTTTTTGTCGTTTTAAAATATTCTCAATAATTGCAGTATTATATGCATCGTGGATGAAAAGCTTGGGCACATGTTCGCCGAAGAATCCGTTGCCTGCTTCTGTCCCTGATATAACAGTGCCAATAGGAATATCTTGGTGGTAATACATCAAGTCTTTTACTAAAAAACTTTTACCTGTATCACGACGACCAATAAGAACGATAACAGGGCCTTTATTTTCGTCAGGTCTAAAACTAATCGATCTCATATCAAACTTTGCTAATTCTAATCCAACACTCATTTTATATTCTATTTTATATTCTATTTTAATATATATTTGTGATTGTGAATGTCTTGTAACTATATATTATAATAGAAATTAAAAAATATAAAATATATAACGCAATAAATGGTGAAATATACAAATATACAAATATACAAATAGTTATTATTAGTTTAAAATGTAATAAAATTATGTATTTAATTTATTAAATAATAGAGGATGAAGATTGATATTGAAGGAAAAGAAGCCGTAACCGGAAATGGAAATGGAAGTGCAACTACAACTACAACTACAACTACAACTACACCTACAACTACAACTACAACTACAACTACAACTACAACAGATGATTATTTTTCACTATACTATAGAAAAATAGACAATGAGAATTTTTTTAATTCTTTAGAAACATCCCAAATTAAATTGAGAAATATTACAAATTACATACCTATATACGAAAGTTATTTTAATATGAATGAAACAAACTATAATTCTTTTAATTTAAACCAGCGATATTATGTATCATGTCTTTCGGGTATAGTCGATAGAAATAATATTCAAGCAGCAGTTATAGACACATTCAAAACTAAAGACGACACACTTATGATCGAACATAAACCAATATATATAAAATTCTCTCCTTTACTTGATCCACTAAAATACCTGTCAGGTAAATACGCAACAGCAGATGTAGACACCAATGGAAATGCTAGCGAACACTATGAGGTAATAACTATTCCAAAACTATCCAAAATTCTTCCTTTATCAGGTCTTCCAAAAGTAAATGACAAAAATAATTCATCTTATGTTGATAGTTTTTTTTCTTATTTATCCAGTCAGCTTTTAAATCATCATCATTTTATTCATGGGCTTGATTTTTATGGTTCTTTTAATGGTATTAAATCAGATTTTTATTACAATGTTATAGATGATATTGACTATTTAGATAAAAATCCATTTTTTATTAAAAATAAAGACGCCCTATTTGCAATTGAAGATGAAGATTATTACTATGGTGACAATAGTAATGGTAATGGCGGTGATAGCGATATTGATAATGATGATTGCATTAGTTTAGACTCAATGGGAAAAGTAAAACCTAGAAATAATACACGAAATAGGCGTTCAAAAATAAAAATAGTAAGTGACAATGGTTCTGGAGGTGCAGAAGGCATAGATGATATGTCTGATAATCAGTATATTATTCATGATGATTTTACCAATATAAACAATGAACTAAATGCTGTTTTTAATACAACCACAACCATACATACAAATGTATGCGAATCTGCATGCCTAAACGATTTAAATTTAGACTCGATGATGATGCTAAATGACCTTGGTGAGAATAATAATAACAATACTATTGCCGATTCAAATATTCATTTAAAGGCTTATCATAGTGATAGCGATACTGACAGCGATACTGATAGTAATGTCATTGGTGATGGAGATAAATATGAACATCATAATGGTAGTAGTAATGGTAAGGAGAGTAGTGGTATAGTAGATGATAGGATGGATGATGATAGAACGGATGATGATTCTTGTTCATCACGTTCTTCCTATACATCATGTAGCGATAGTGATGTAGATGATGTTGGAGAGAAAGGAGAGAAAGGAGAGAAATGCAATAAAAAAGAAAATAATCACAATAATCACAATAATAATAAGAATATCAAAGAAACTTATGCCAAAAATGAAAAAAAATATGAAGAAGATGAACATGAGGATGATGATGATGTTGAGGATGAGGATGAGGATGAGGACTATTATGACGAAGATGAAACATTATGGGCAGTAATTAAAGATTTCCCTGTTTCTGCCATTATGCTTGAAAAGTGCGACAATACACTTGACTCACTTATGATGGGCGAAGAAGAAATGTCGGATGGTGAATGGAAATCCGCTCTTATGCAAGTTATTATGACACTTATTACATATCAAAAAGTATTCGGATTTACACATAATGACCTTCATACCAATAACGTTATGTTTGTTCACACAGACAAGACGTATATATATTATCTTTTCAATAAAAAATATTACCGCGTACCTACATACCATCGTATTTTCAAAATTATCGATTTTGGGCGCGCAATTTATAAATACAAGGGTCGTGTAATCTGTAGTGATAGTTTCAGTAACACTGGCGACGCCGCTACGCAATACAATATCGAACCCTATTTCAACGATAAGAAGCCAAGATTAGAACCGAATTTCAGTTTTGATTTGTGTCGCTTAGGGTGTTCCATTTTTGACTATTTTATTGACAATATGGGAGACGTTGCTAAAGTATGCAAGACAAATGCGGTTGCAAAATTAATAGTGGAGTGGGTGACCGATGATCAGAATAGGAATATTTTGTATAAGACGAACGGGGAAGAGAGGTATCCAGATTTTAAATTGTATAAAATGATTGCGCGAAGTGTGCATAAACACACACCGCAAGCACAACTTTTGAAACCTATGTTTGTAGACTACGAAGTTCCTAAGAAGAAAATAAAGCCGACAAATCGTATAATGAATATTGATAAACTGCCTTCCTATATGGATTAGTGACTAGACCAAAGTTTGGTATTAAATTATTTACAACTACGTCTTGTAAATAATTTAATAAAAGTATACTAGATAATGCCATGACACACAGGTTATGTTTAAAATCCAGCATCACCTGTAAATATTTCCGGTTTTGTGTTTCCTAAAATAGCAGGCGTTTCATAAAATTGTTTTATGATATAATATCCTAAAATATAGCAAACGAAAACGAGGATTGCATCGCGCAAAGCGGTTTTCATTACACCACTATTTCCTCCAGCGCCATCTTCGGAGGATGGTTTTGAAATAAACCGAAAGTCAATAAACTTTGCTAAAAGAAATATACATGCTACAGCTGCAGCCGATATGTAAAGATTGTTATCCATTCGATGTTTATTCTAATGTTATGTTTATTCTATTCTAATCTATAAAGGAATAATCTATTACGTTTTTTTACGAATAACTTAAAAAGTTCCAAAAAGTTCTAAATGTTACTAATAACCATCAATCAGCGGGATTTCGTCTATCGTAAGTTCTACGTCACTATTGTCATCATCTGTTCCCATTCCTGAAGCACTATCGCTATCCGAAGGGAAGGGGTCAACGCTTAGCTCAACATTACCTCCAATTTTTAGTTTCACATTTTCAGCATACCCGTCTTCATCATCGTCGTCATCCTCATCAATGTCATAATTATTATCGTCATCATAATCATCCTGGTGCGAACTATCTTTACTTTCATTCGGGGGTATCGGGATAACTTGGTTATTATCCATATTAAAACTTACATTTGTGTTTGTGTTTGTGTTTGTGTTACCGACACTATCGCTCGCTGCCTTTATCATTTCAAGTTTTTCTTTTTCTTCTTTTGATATTTTTTCGGATTCTTCATAACTAGGGTTTGTCATGCTACCTGCAACGCCTATACCACTACCACTATTTCCACCACTTTGGTATTGAATAACAGGTTCCTGAGAAATAATTTCATCCTTTTCGTGAACTTCGATTGCATCTTCTATAGTTTCGGTCATATATAATTTTAACAACTCTTCTACGGGAATATTCTCGCGAATCGTCTGAACTATACATTCACGAATAAGAACCTCCAAATCTCTTGCATTTCTCTGTAACTTTAATTGTGTGATTCCATTCTCAAATAAATATACATTCGTGTAAATCTTTCTAGCCGCATTAATATAGACCTTATGAATAAAGTCCTCTAAATTTGGAACATTGATGTTTACTTTCTTTTGCTTTGTGCCTACACGCATACACGACAACATTTTTAGTTGGTTAATATGAACACATGTTATAAGATCAGGAATATACGAACAATTGCTTTTCTCTTTAATTCGTGAACACTCCTGCGCGATAATATTTGGATTCCATTTTGGAACTCTTGTCAAGAAATTCTGAAACGTCATTAGATATTTTGGCTTTTCATCGTTTTCTATACACAACTTCCATGACTCATCGAAAATTGATTTTACGCCGTCAATGATACATGGCGTCAACAATGTAATTAATCTTGAACAATATTCGTTTCGCGACTCTTGTAAACTGCTTAATGAAAAGTCATCCATTGGTTTTATATCGTTTTGTATCGGTCAGTATTACTTTACATAAACGAAATATTTTCTAAAGTCATATTGTTACGAAAAAGAAAAAAGTGCAGAATAAACAACATTAATAGTTTCTCATTTCTAAAATCTTTTCTTATCTTGTTAAATGTAATCATAAAGTCGTATTTTTGTTCGTCACTAATCCGATGTGATGGAGATGTTTCTATATATTTAATAATGTCTAAACTATTATATCCTTTTTCATAGAATTTGGTGCACATTTCAATTAGCTCAACTAGTGTATACACTTTAGTTTCATTATCATTACCACCATAGTCTAGTTCTCTCTTAAGATTTTCGCATTTATTTTTTGCAAGTTTATCAAGACCGAACGTTTCCTTAATTGCATATTTGTGTAAGTTTACTACCTTATTATTTACTATAGGTTCAGGGACAAATATCTCGCAAAAACGCGACAATATAGGTTTCAATAATTT